GAAAAAAAGAACTAATCAGAAAAGAATTAGTGAAACGAGGAGCATGGGAAAACTTAAAGAAAAAATAATTGAAAAGGGAAGTGGTTTAGTTGCTAAATCAAAAACTAAAAAACAATTAGAAAAAGTACTACCAAAACCTTTAGCCAAACAAATCTCAAAAAAGGTTGGTAAAGGAGTAGAATCAATTACATCCAAAGCAATTGATTTGTGGAATAAATTTAAGAAATAATTACTTATTTTTTTGTGTATAAATATATAAACACCCATTATACTTCTTAAAATGGGTATAGAATATATATTGTAATTTTTTATATCATATATACCATAGTTATTTAGTGGATATCCCTTAGTTTTGCAAGATGGAAAAGTTATTCACATTTAATTAAAACAAAAGGAAAAACAATATGGAATTTTTGAAAAAAATAGGCTCTTGGGCTGACGAATTAACAAAGATTGGTATTAGCATCATTGCCTTGGGAGTTGTATTTGAAGTACTCTTCAAAGGTATGAACATCCCTTTTTGGCCAGAAGTATCAGTAGTTGATAACATTATGGGCATTCTAGGAAGTTTAAGTGCTGAAGGTCTGTTAGGACTTGTAGGTGCTTTTGTACTTTACCACATTATTAAAAAGTAAAGATTAGAAGTAATTCTAACAACGCGTTTAAGATTAAACCTCACCCTAAAAGTGAGGTTTTTTCGTTTACTATATTTATATACAACTAATATGGTATAATCATGAGTACAGATTTTGAATTATTTCCTGGCAAAAACTTAAGTGGATTGTTTAAAGATATCTATGATAATCAACAAAACAAGAAACAAAGAATCTCAGAACTGATTGCTGAAATGAGAAAGGTAATCAGACATGCTGGGGATATGGCAGTAATAGGACCAATCCTAAAAGATTTAATTGATTCATCAATAAGAAACGATGAATCATTAATTAAGATGAGTGCAATTGCTCAAAGAATTATTGGAGCGGCACAAAAAGTAGAAGGAGATAGTGGATTTCTTTCAGATAAAGAAAAAGAACAATTACTTCAACAATTAGATGAAACTATTTTAGAAGTTTCAGCGGAACATGATACAAAAGTAGATGAACTTACAAACGAAATAGAAGAACTAAAACAAAAGGTAACTTCCGATGAGTAGAAGACTACTTTCACAATCAATAAATAAAGGTCAACAAGGTTCAAATTCAAATATTGGACTTGGGTTGGTAATGGATGTTGTTTTAAATGAAGATTCTAGTGCAATAGGTAAGATAGATAGAAGTGGTGATGACCAAGCCGATAAGAGTTTTGATTTAATAGGTTCTGCTCAAATAAGAAAACTAAGTGATAATACTTCCAAAACAGAATCTTTAAGATATTATCAACCACTTGATTATTCTTTTATAGATTTACCAATTAAAGGAGAAATAGTAGAACTAATAAAATCTGAAAATGGTAGTATATACTATAAAAGAATCATTTCATCAAAATTAAATACTGGAAATGCTAAATTAAAAGCACAAACAAGATTCTTTGATGCAGATGAATCCTCTGGTGGAAACACTAAAAACTATAAAGAAACTTCTCAGACAGGAACTACAACTAAAAGTTCAAAAACATCAACCGATAATGAATCATATGGAGATTACTTCTCGGAAAATAGAATCAATCATTTAAAATTATATGAAGGTGATAAAGTAATTCAAAGTAGATTTGGTCAATCAATAAGATTTAGTGGATATAATAATGAAGAAAATACATTCAATCCTAGTATCATAATAAGAAACAGACAAGGAACTAAATCTGTTAATGATTTAAAATACGGAGATATAGTAGAAGAAAATTTTGTTGATGATGGTTCAACTATTGCAATAACTAGTGGTGATAAATTAATAAACTTTACACCTGGTACAGTTGATACACCATTAGAAACAGAACCAATATATGCAGAAGAACCCGAACTAAAGGGAACAGACCAAACCTTAATCAATAGTGGTAGAATTATATTATCATCAAAAGATTCTGAAATGTTATTTTACTCAAAGGGAAATTACTCTTTTATATCAGATGGTAAACTTACAATAGACAATGGATTGGATGGAGCTGATATGGATTTCAATGGTGATGTATTGATTACTACTAATGATAACGATGTAAAAATACTAGCAGGTACAGGTGAGATATACCTTAACACAGAAGAAAATACAGAACCTTTAGTAAGAGGAAAAGTTTTAGTTGATTTAATGGGTGACCTAATTGATGCAATCAATGCACAAGTATTTTCAACACCAGCTGGACCAACTGCAGTGGGACCAAATAATAGAGGTGATTTTAATAAAATAAAATCTAAGTTAGAAACATTCTTATCAACTCTTAACTATACGGAGTAATATTATGTCTTTTACGATATTCAAACAAAATATGTTATCTTTCATGAGGAATCAGGAAGGTATAGATTCTTCAGATGATTTTGCAAAAAAATTAACTACTGAATATGATAGTTGTATTAAGAGAGGATTCCAACAACCTGGTATGTTTGGTTTACTTATTCCTGTAAAACGAGGTAATACCGATTTAATGGAAACTCTTTTAAAATTAGCGTGTATAAAAGCATCAAATGTAAAGCAAGGAAATCATACATTTATAGATGATATAGGAAAGGCAATTCAAGGTGGATATTGGGTAGGTGCAGAAATATCAACTACTGTTCCACCTCTAATGGTAACTCCACCAGCTTTTATGAATATTTCAACAACATCAGCATTTGTAAGTAGTCCAGGTACATGGACACCAATTGGACCAACTCCACCAGTTAATGATTCAAATATTTTTTTGGATATATTAATTGCATCAATCACAGTACATCTTACAACAATTGGAGGAACATATATAATGCAATCGTTATATCCAGGAGTACCAGTAGTAACTAATATAGGTTTTTTACCATTTATTGGTTATACAGTCCTTCCATGAAAACCCATAAAATTATAATAGATATATTTATATTAAGATAAACACAATTGAAATGAACAACAAACAATTAATAAAAGTAATAAAGACTCTTGTTGAGGTAGAAACTGCCAAACAACAAGAACGTTTTTTATCGAAAACTTTTCCAAAGATATTGGAAGAGGAAGTAAATAAAAGATTAGCAGAGGTGAAGGGAGGTGTAGTCAGCGTTCCCTCTCCGCAAGTAGTTGTAGAGGATGTGGTAGACCCATTCGAACAAGCAGAACTTGCACTTGAGGAACAAAGACAAGCACCAACAAAACAATTCACTAAAAATGCTATTCTAAATGAAGTGTTGAATAATACAACACCATTTACAAAAGCACAAAGAGCAGGTGGTGGAACACCAGGTGGTGGTAAATCTGTATTAGATAACTTACCACAACAAGAACCAATCCAAGAAAGTATGGATAAAACAGTTGAGTTTACTTCTCAAGGAGCAGGAGCTGGTGTTGGAGGATTGAGAACTCAGATGGCACAGAAAATGGGATATGGTGATGTTGCAACAAGACCAAATAAAACAGGACTTGGAGTTAAGACAGGATTGCCTGGTCTTGATAAAATATTAAACAGAGATAATTCAGAACTTGTAAAAAGGTTTAAAAGATAGGAGATAGTAAGTGGCTTATATTCTTGATAAAAAAGTAGTAAAAGATACCGAAGAGTTTAACGACTTTGCGTATGGTATTACTTTGCCTGTACAGAGAGGTAATACAGGAATGTTTGCACAAGCATTTTCTTCATTTGAACAAGCAAAAACAAATTTAAAAAACTTGTTATTGACTTCAAAGGGAGAAAGAATTCAACAACCAAACTTTGGAACAGGTTTAAAATCATTATTATTTGAACAGAATACTGATTTATTAGCTGAAAATATACAAAAAGTAATTACAAGTAGTGTTAGTTTTTGGTTACCATATATTAACATAGATGAAATAGATGTAAAAATGACAGATGCAATGAAAGATAATAATAGAGCAGAAGTTTCAGTACAATTTACAGTAGGTAATCAAATAGATTTACAAGAAATAACATTTACAGTTAGGGGATAATAAGACATGGCACTAAACAGTATAACAAAAAAAAGTAATAAAGGAAGAGATATAAAGTATCTTAATAAAGACTTTTCTCAATTTAGAGAAAATCTAATTGAATATACAAAAACATATTTCCCTAAAACATATACTGATTTTAATGAATCTTCACCTGGTATGATGTTCATTGAAATGGCATCTTATGTTGGTGATGTGTTATCTTATTATGTAGATGATTCATTAAAAGAATCAATGATGTTATATGCTGAAGATAAGAAAAACGTATTAGCATTAGCAGAATATCTAGGATACAAACCAAAAGTAACTTCACCTGCTATTGGAAAATTAGCAGTTTACCAATTAGTACCAAAAATTGGTACTGGAGATACTATAAGACCTGATTCAAAATATTATTTAAGAATTAAAGAAGGAATGGCTCTAGAGAGCAATGGTGGAACACTATTCAGAACAACAGAACAAGTTGATTTTAACGTAGAAGAGGATAGAGAAATAACAGTATATCAAACAGATGGTTCAAATCAACCAACTCAGTATCTTATAAAAAAATATGTAAATGTAATATCAGCTGAACTAAAAACAGTTTCAGTAGAATTTAAATCACCTCAACAGTTTTCAAAAATAAACTTAGGAGATGATAATGTAATTGATATTTACGATGTGAGAGATTCTAATGGAAACAAGTGGTATAAAGTTCCTTATCTTGCACAAGAAATGGTTTACGTTGATTACCCAACATCAGAACAAACTGATAAAGATTTAATACAATTTAAAGATACTGTTCCTAATATTCTTAAAGTAATCAAAACTTCAAGAAGATTTACTACGAGAGTAAATGAGAACAATACAACAACACTTGTATTTGGTGGAGGAAACCAAACAAGTGATGAAACACTAATTCCTAATTTTAAAAATGTAGGATTGGGGTTGAATAACTCAATAGATAGATTAAGTGAATCATTTGACCCATCTAATTTCTTAAAAACAAAATCATATGGTCAAGCACCTTCCAATACAACACTAACTGTTTCATACTTAGTAGGAGGTGGAGTTGGTTCAAACGTACAATCAGGAACAATTACCTCGATAGAACAAATTGAATTTGATGAAGATACTGCATTTTTTACAACTGCGGAATTATCTGCATATAGAGAAGTTAAGAATTCGGTTGCAGTTGATAACGAAGAACCTGCAACTGGTGGTAAAGGAGCAGATACACTTGAAGAAATAAGAGAAAATTCATTAGCAAACTTTGGTTCTCAAAACAGAGCAGTAACACGAAAAGATTATCAAGTAAGAGCATTATCATTACCTCCAAAATATGGTGGAATTGCAAAAGCATATTGTGCACCAGATGGAGAGTTGAATATGAATTCACCAGCTTCTATATTATCAAGTAATGATTCTCTAGAAGAATTTACAAGTTTAGTTCAAAATTTAAGAGATAAAAATTTAACAGAACAACAAGTAAAAGAAGAAGTAGCAAAATTTCTTTCAAATAAGAAAGGTTTAGTTAATGAAAAGAATAATCCATTTGCTATTAACTTATACATACTTGGTTATGATTCAAATAAAAACATAACAACTCTAAACAGAGCAATAAAAGAAAACTTAAAAACATATTTATCTGAATATAGATTATTAACAGATGGTATTAATATTATAAATGGATTTATTATAAACATAGGATTGGATTTTGAAATAAGAGTTTATGGTGGATATAATAAAAGGGAAGTGTTAACTAAAGTAACAACAGAACTTAAAAATTATTTTAATATAGATAATTGGACTTTCAATATGGCAATAAACATATCAGAAGTAGAATTATTAATTGCAGGAATTGAAGGAGTACAATCTGTACCAAAATGTGAAATTACTAACAAGTGTTTAGGAAACTATTCTTCTAACTCATATAACATACAAGAGGCAACTAAAGGTAAAATGGTTTATCCATCTTTAGACCCTGCTATATTTGAAGTTAAGTTTCCAAATAAAGATATAAGAGGGAGAGTAGTATAATGTATTATTTTGTAACATCATCCAAAGATTCAACAATTTATCTTCAACAACCAAGTCAAAATACTGGTAGAGATGAGATATTAGAAGTGTCTAAAGTTTACTATGGTAATCTTAAAGATATTGCTCGTTCATTAATTAAATTCGATACAACACCACTATCTGAATCTATTGCAAGTGGAGAAGTAACAATGAGTTCAGCTGAACTTGTTATTAAAGAATGTGAAGGAACTGAAATACCAAACGAATATACAATATATGCTTATCCAGTATCACAATCATGGGATATGGGAATTGGTACACGATTTGATGAAATATCAACAGATGGAGTAACTTGGGATAGTAGAAAAACCTCTACTTCTTGGTTAGTTGGTTCAGCATCACTAGAAAGTTCAGGTTCATATAATGGTAAAGGTGGGGTATGGTACACTGGTTCTTCTGCAAGTCAATTATTTAATTATCAATCAAGTGATATTTCAATGGATGTATCCGAATCACTATCATCATGGATTGATGGAGATTTACCAAATGAAGGATTTATATTAAAACATGATTCTGCTAAAGAAAACGATACAATTGATTATGGACAATTAAAATTCTTTTCAAAAGAAACAAATACTATATATCAACCGAAGTTAAGAATTGGATGGGATGATTCTAGTTTTATAACCGGTTCACTAACAGAACTTACATCTGATGATATTCATGTAACGTTTAAAAGATTAAAGACCAGATATAAACAAGGAAGTAAACCTGAAATAAGAGTTTTTGGTAGAGAAAAATATCCACTTAAAACTTACACTAATCAATATTCTTATACTGATGTTTATTATTTACCAACGTCAAGTTATTATCAAATAAAAGATATAATCACCGAAGAGGTAATAGTACCATTTGGAGATTATACAAAATTATCGTGTGATTCAAATGGAAACTATTTTAAACTTAATTTAACAAATTGGGAATATAATAGAGATTATTATATAGAAATAAAAACAGATAGAGATGGTGTAGTTGAATACTTTGTAGATAAAGATTTAACTTTTACTGTGGAA